TGTATGCCTGCACCGTCTGTGGTACCTGCATACACTTTAGGAAAATACAGCGGAACTTCAATACCCCAGAATTCACTCACATTCTTCAAGCCATGTTCCACCACAGTGTGTGCCATGGCATGACTGGCCCATGAAAACGGATTTGTGCCGCGTTCTTTGATTGCGCCTTCTTTGACATACTGTTCAAGGTATGTGTGCATGCGTGTGCCACGATTGGCAGCTTCTGTAGTAATGGCCTGTGCTGCTTCTGTGCCCACTCTGGCCCGCCAGGCCTGCAAAGCTCTCTTGCTCTCTTCACTTTTGGTCTTGTCAAGTATGGTGGTCACACTGGGCAACTTGTTGCCATCAGGTGTGGCATAATAGCGTCGGCCCTCAATGGAGACTCGGGGCACTGGTTGATAATCAAATTTGGAATTGTACATGTATTGCCTAGTGATGTTTGACGTAGTTTCTATAAAGTTCAATGTTTTTTTCTGCGTGTGTTTGCATTTGGTCTAGAATGGCATCACGATCTGCATGATCAGCTAGTGTTTTTAAACTTTGAACCATGGCCATGATACGTTGAGTGGCCAATATGCAATTGTCATAGCTTTCGTCGATCCATTGGTCAAATGTAACAAACCCCATGCTTTTCAAAGTTTGCAAACTGTGCTGGGCACCCAACAACAAAAACGGTTTGCCTGTGGCCAAACATTTGGCAGTTTTGTCTGTGAACCAAGTGCGCTGATATTCATCTGTTTCTGTGATTACTTCAATCTTGAATTGATTCCATATGTGTTGGTAGGCCTTGGTTGCATTTATATAGTTTAATATGCTATTTTGGCCATTGATATTGATCACCTTGTCAGTATGAAACACTGTGTGATCCAGCCAAGATTGTTCATTTGTATAGTGGTCTGCTGCGACCTCAAGTTGTCTACTGCTGTGATCTGCTCTGTGAGTGACATAGGTTTGACCAGCAAATTTTTTACCTAATTCATAAATCATTCTCATTCTGTACACACTGAACCGGCTGGCCGCCAGCACACCTACAAATTTTGCCTTTGACAAGTTTCTGTCCATGCTGTCAGGATCCACGTATCTATGTACGTCTTTGAACGCTGCCAGCGACACAGGTTGCCAATTCCATTGTTCAGCACAAGGTACCACTGACTTGAACCAAATTTTGTCATTGGGAATGTGCAAGGCCGATTGCAGACGTTGGAGCCAGGCCACCAGGGACGGCGACTGTGTGTTTTCTCCGTCTGTTGCGGTAAACCATATGCATTGTTGTTGATACTTCAATGCCAATTGGTCTTCAATGAAATCTAAATACTGTACTATGCCATTCTTTGGCAGAACGCTAGACAAACTTATGACAATTTCTGTTGGCCCAAAATGAATGTCAATCAAGATGAACTTTCTGGCGGTAATGACACGCCAACTGCCCAACTACAGCCGAATACCAACAAGGTTTTGTCTGACATTACACTCTGAAACTTTCTCCGCAACCGCAACGGTCACGTTCATTAGGATTGGTAAATTCAAAGCCTTCATTGAGACCTTGGCGCACATAGTCTACCTGCGTGCCCTTCAAGTACACATCATGTTTTTTGTCAACCAGCACACAAAAATCATTCTGAGCGTAGTTTATAGTGCTGGTGTCGGGCTCATATTCTTTAACGTATTCTAACACATAAGCAAGCCCTGAGCAACCAGTAGTTTTTACACCCAACCGTATGCCAGCATAGCCTTTGGTAGCTACTAATTTTTGTATTTTAGATTGCGCTTGATCAGTTATAGTTATCATGCCAGTATTTACTAATCAATCTCACCGCATAATTCGCCGGCAAGATGTTTAAAATTACTTGTTAATGATAAACTCACAAAGTTTTTTGACACATCTCGTGGTAATTTTTTTACAATATAAGCAATAAAATTATTGTTGGACACCAATGCACTGCCAAATGAGGTAGGTTCACAGGACATTACCGTTGGATTACCTAAAAAATCTACAGTAAAATAAAATTTTTGCTCGGTTGTCCAATTAGTATAAAGATTGTCACATAGATTTTGATATTGTGAACTGCTTAAAAAATCGTCAATTATAAGTTCAATATCTATGTGCAGCCCACTGTGTTTCATCATAATAAATTTTGTTACACTTAGTGCATTGTAAATGCCAGACAACACAGTCATTTTTACTAAATCAAGTTGATCAAACGAAATACATTTTTTGGGAATTTCGCTTATGTAAAAATCAAACCCAGGGTCAATACGTGTGGATTTTACATATTCAAATTGAAATTTTTGTTGATATTCAGGATCATACATAGCCGGACTGGCTGGCAGTGGTTCATTTAAAAACACAATTGGCAGTATATTTTTTTGTGTTATCTGCCGTAGAGTTTCCCGCCAGGTAGTAGGTGTTTGTCCCGGTAAACCGTAAATTAACTGTGCTTTTACAATTAGCTGTGGATAATTTGCAACCAGCTCGTCTGCCATATCCGCATGCACATCCCACCCTACATCAGGACGATTAATATTTTTTAATATTTCTTCATTGGTATCTTGTATGGAAAAATTCAATGTTTTTTGTACCAAGCCGCTGGAAGCCATGATATTGAAAATTTTTAAGTTGACGTCTTTGCGTAGTTTGCTGTAGTTGCCACTAATTCTAAACCCTGCATTGTGTTGTAGATTTTTTTGTGCAAAGTATTCTATCATGTCAACATCTTCATCATATTGACCAACGTTGGCATCTGACAGGTAGATTTGTTTGATACCCAGTTCGTGAAATAGATCAATCTCTTCCTGGTAGGTGTTTTTGCGTCGAGATATTTTGTTGCCTAGTCCACTGTTCCAATCACAAAATGTACAAGAATATGGACATCCCCTAGTTAGGGTGTAAGGCAAATACAAGGTGTTATTGAGTGCCAACAAGGACTGAGTCATTGCAGCAAATAGCTCTCGGTTGTGTGTAAAAGGACTGGTACTGATCATTTTCACAAACTTGTAATCGGCTACAATAGGTAGACCAGTGTTGGGGTTGATCCAGCCGCAATTGGATGTATTAAATGCTACCAGTGGGGCATTGGTCACTAGACTTTTGACAATATCTGCAAACGCATGTTCGCCAGCGCCGTAAACAGCATAGTCAATGTACGGATGTTTGTTGAAGAATGCAGGATCAAGATTGACATTGATGCTAGGACCACCAGCCACTACTTTGATCCGCGGCGGTAATTTTGATTTAACTCGATCAAGTTGATTGATTAGATACTCATGATTCCACATGTAATGACTGGTACACAATGCATCTGGTTGATGCTGTTCAATGTGGGCCAATAATTCTGCGTCAGTCAGCGTGTGTTGAACCGGTACTAACCATTCTAGTCTTTCTGCAATTTCTGGATATGTTATATCAACATAGGTTTTTAAATGTAGTACCGCCGGATACAACCAGGACTTTGTCCCGCCGGCGTGATAAAGTAATATTCGAAAACGCTGATCCGTCATGAATCAATGTTTTTTCTTATAATCTTCTACGGCTGCCTTTATAGCATCTTCAGCAAGAATAGAACAATGAATCTTGACTGGTGGCAGTGCGAGTTCCTGAGCAATCTCTGAATTTTTAAGAGCTGCGGCCTCGTCAAGCGTTCGTCCTTTAACCCACTCGGTAACAAGAGAGGATGAGGCAATTGCACTTCCGCAGCCGTATGTTTTGAACCTGGCATCTACAATAATCCCGTTTTCAACTTTGATTTGCAGTTTCATCACATCGCCACAAGCAGGTGCTCCTACCATGCCTGTGCCAACGGTGTCGTCAATTTCAAACTTGCCCACGTTGCGCGGGTTTTCATAGTGATCAATTACTTTTTCTGAATAGGCCATGTGATATTCCTTCGCTGATTATAGCGTATTTACTGATTGATGTCAACAGGATTGGTTACTTGTTCATTCCGCGTTGCATGGCGGATTTGGCCGAGGCGGCCACGATATCTTGTGCTTTGTTTACAGGCATTTGGGTAGGGCCTTGTTCACCGGTACCTTTGTATTTGATTACTGTGGGATTTTGTGGATCAATTGGTTCTAGCACACTGTCAAGTGGGCTTTGACTTACTACACTTACTACATTTTTTTCGTTGACTGGAAAGCCTAGACTCCGAGCAGCAGATATAAATGCAGCGGTACTGATTTGCTTTTGTGCATTTTCATCATCTGCTCTGCCTGAAAGAAAATTCACCAGACCCATTAGTTTGTTTGGATCTGGTGTATCACCGGATTCGACTTCGTCGATTCTCATTATCTGCGTGCTCTACCCAATGCTGCTTTGGGTGCTTCTGCATCAGCTTCGAGGTCAGCGCCAATATCTGCACCCATTTCGGCGCCAATATCTGCACCCATTTCGGCGCCAAGTTCTTCACCGGGCACTGGGGCAGGAGCTGCACCTGGCATGCCGCTGGCAGCCATACTGGTATCTAGTGGAGCAGGCTGACCTGTTACCACACCCAGTGCTGTTTCCAATTGTACTTTGGCACCTTGCAAGTTTTGCACAAGACCTTGCAATGCCGCGGTGGCATCAGCATTGAATTGTGTGGCTTGTTCAATACCAATTTGATTGCGAATTGAATCCACTAGTGCAGGCAGTTCTTTGAATTGCATTTCTGTTGTGTCTTCCAACATCGATTGCATTTTGTCTACCATGTCTTGTGCAGCCAAAACAACTTGAGCTTGTTGTACTTCTGATTCTTTCAGTGTACGAAAAGCACTGCGTAATCGATTTTCTGTCTTCATCAAGGCAGCACCAGAAACCAGTTTTTGTTCATCAGGAGTAAGATTTTGTCCTTTTGACGCCTTGGTCAATGCTGCTTTGAGTGCAGGATCTTTTGTTGTGGCAATAGTTGCTGCTGCGTTTTGTGCAGTATTTTGTTGAGCACCAGGAGCAGTGGTTGGAGCCATGTCTTCGCTCACACGATGTGCAAGTGCTTGTTCCATCATCACCAGTTTCAAGTAAGCAGGGTTACGTTCGCTAGTGTGACGGGTCGTGCTACGCTGATGTTCAGCAATCACACCACGCACACGTTTGAGCATGGCTTGTGCTTCGCGCAATGTGAGCTTGTTCACAGGCATCTTGGTACCAAAGTAACTTTCAAATACTTTGGCTACTTGGCGGCTCTTTTTTGGTGTGGCCAGTTCGGTTAATTTCATTTGGCAAATCCTCTTAGTTGTAGATATTTAGCCGAATTTAAACATTTTTCAAGTTCTTGATTCAGCAGTGTAAGGTTCTCAATTTTGGGTGCAAGTTTGGTGCGCACCATTTCACGGAAATCGGGTCTGTTGCTACGATCCGCTTGCCCACGGCGGCAATGGATATCAGCTGTCAGCGTTTGTTTTTTGTTGTCTAAGATGCGGATGTTCTGTGCCAGTCGGTACTGTTGCAAGTGATCTGCTACACACCAACTCATGGCGGTTCGTTTACTGCTGAATGTGCTCACAAGATCATCACTGTGATACACTGAGAATCCTGCTGCATCGGGACGCAAGTGATAACGCCCAAATGCCACATAGCCGCCGTGTTCATCATCAATGATGAGTTCAGTGTACACACGTTTGAGTTCACGCTCAGCAAAGCGTTCTAATTTTTGATCGCGGGTCATAGTGTTTTGATATAGTGGGCTGTGAGCCAACCCACAACACCTAGAAGTACGCCAATGACGCCTATGCCCCAGGCTATGAGTTGATCATTGCGTTTTTCGCCCATGCGGCGTACAATTTCATGCACTTCTGTGACCATGTGTTTGACAGCTGAGATTTCATTTTCCACTGTTTCTATCTTGAGTTCCAGCATGCGATAACGTTCTGCACACAACTCAACGTGGGCTTCAAGGCTTTTCTTTTCAATGTCGGTGGTATCAACCATGGTCAGGCTCCAATGAGGTATTTATGGCTGAGAACCAAATGTTTTGATCAGTTCCTTGTGCATGTAGTGTGGAGGTAATAACTTCTGCTTCGTCTAGGCCTGTGACCATGGGCACACCTTCACAGTCTGCCACAAGTCCATCTAGATCAGCAGTGTTGTGGCCACCGCTGAGTACGCCTTCGGCTTCTACTTCAAATTCAAAGTGCCATCCATCTTGGTGTTTTGTAGGCGGAACAACATTCATAGGCTGTGTTCGAAGGCTCATTATTTGCAGCAAACTTTCCCAGTTGCGTTGCTGATTTCTAGCACGGTTCCATTGTTCGGCAGTGTCAATCACCAGGCCTGTTTTGGTAGTGAATGGCAAATGCTGTGGTCTTAGATGTCCAGTGACACCTGTGTAGGTACAATCAAAAAGGGTGCGGCACAAGACTTTCATTATGTGCATATTTAACGCCAAAAAGAAACCCCGGATTTTTTACGTCCGGGGTTGCTGTTAATCTAATGTAGATTAAGCCAATGGCAAACCAGTGTTGGTAGCAGCCATTGTGGTGAACACAGCGTTGCTTGCGCAGCTGGCCCAGCCCACGGCAGTCAAACCACCAGTTGAGTTGGCTGTAACAGCAGCGGCCAATACTTGTGCAGTGTTAGCATAAGCACCTTTTGGATAGATAGCCAAATTCAGGATCAAAGAACCTGTTGGGCTAACTTGATACAGAGCAACTGTACCGCCGGCGCTGCCGCCAGTGATACCAGCACCGCTTTGGATAGCTTGGATAGTGTTGTTGATATAACCATTAACGTTACCGCCAGTGGCAATACTTGCATTAGCAACCAAGCTGAAAAAGTCAAGGCCGGGACCAGCTAAATTAACTGAACCTTGAGCAGCAATGTTTGCTGTTCCGCTAATACTACCATTTGCAACGTCCATTGCAAATACTGGTTGGGTAGTTCCATTTGTTTTTGTAAACTGAGCCATTTTAATTTCCTTTAAAGTTAAGTGGTCTTGGAGGACCTGCTTTTATTTATACAATCGGTAAAAATTAGCCCGGTTGTGGATTATTTCTAGCCGCATTTCTTGCTGTGAAGTCAAATCTATTTACCGCTTTGCTGTAGCCTGCAGGGGTGGCCATGACCCAGCCTTCGTGCCCAGGATCTTTCAGATCCAGCTGACGCAACACATCCAGTTTCAATTCGTGCAACATTAGAAACAAGCTAAATGCTGCTGCCATGCCTTCTGTGTTTGAGGTAGGACTCTGCAGATATTCCACAATGTTGGCAAATTTACGTGGTGTGACCTTGGTCTGCAGCCATTTGCCAAAACCTGACAACAAATTATCAAAATTTCCGCTGGGTTGTTTGATTCTAAAATTGATGTAATCCACACACAGTTTTGCCAAGTCTGTGAGCTGCTGTGCTCGCAATTCTGCAGGATTAAACAAGGTGTCAATGGCAGCACCCTTGTCACGGATCAAAGATTTGATTTGTTTGATCATAGCAGTGTCAGGCTCAATTTGTTTGCCAAATATAGGCTCAATCAACAACAACCCGGGAACATCATTGAGCCGCACACGCCGCAATGGTTGCTTGGGTTCGCCTGCATCTGAGTACATGGTGTGCATGGCAATGCCAATTTCACTGTTGCCTATGCGTTGACCCAATGCACTCTTTGCAGGGATACGATACTGCACAGTGTTGGGCTTGAACACATAGTTGCCTGCTTCCAAGGGCGGAGTGTTCATGTACAACAAGTCACCTTGTACATAGCCACGAAAGTTAGTGGGCAAAGCTGCTTCTAACATGGGCCACAATGTGGCATAAGTTTGAATAAGCGCAGATCTTTCACCTTTGCGTGTGTTCTGTATCTGTGCCATCATTTGAGGTGATGTTGCCAGGCCGTCATAGCCTTTGGCCTCAAAGCCTGCGCCGTCTGTGAGCACAAACTCACCTGTTTCAGGTTTGCGTCCAAAATACACAGCAGGTATACCATCCCACTTTACACTGGTTGTTGTGCCAGGGCTGGCAGCGGCTTGGTCAAGAATAGTAAGTGCTTCCGTAGCGCCACGTGAGCCTTTGCGGAACACCAGGTCTTCCAAGTGCTCAATGCCCTTGGCTCTACCGCCTACGTTGCCTTCATCGGCTTCGTAAATTTGATATGGATTCACTGCTTCACGTTCCACCAGGGGTTGCATGCCTTGGTTGACAATTCTGTCACGCAGACGTGCTAGGAAATAAGTGTCAGCATCTTCTGTCACAGCGTCTGGTTGTTGTAAACCTTCACGAGTCAAGTATTCACGAAAGTCTTTGACCTTGGCTTCTTTATCTTTGTCTCGGGCTAATGCAGCAAAAATGCTTTCTACATTCTTTAAATTTTCTCGAGTGGCACGTGGACCCAACAATGCTCGGGCCACATAATCGGGGTCCATGCCACCATCCACAAGTTGATTTGTGGTGCGACTAAACATGCCATTAGCACCCACTTTG